ATGCCACCGTCTTTGGAGACGAGTAGGCGAACACCATCAAGTTTGGGTTGAACATAGAACGGCTCAGAGATGTATTTCTGGCGATCTTCCCACTTGTTAGCGAGCATAGGTAACACTTGGTTACACTTGGTATGCTCATTGTTCCACATGGTTTGAGCTCTCTTGAGAGCCTTTTCGTAACCAGTCTTGACATTGGTTCGTGACTCAGAAAACTTGTCACTCCCCACGATNCCAGAGATCTTCACGATATCCGCAGTTCCATCCTTCAAGTCCTCGACTTTGATGTCAATGTAGCGGTCGCGGTTGTGTTTGTCTTGTTTGATAAGGCGTTCCATTGTACGATAATAAAATATCAGTTTTAAGTAGATGTCGGATTTACCGGTTGTAAATTATGGTAGAATGGAACGACTTAGGCCTCCAGAAAGCACGACTTTGCCTTTAAATTTAAACACGTTTTCTGTTTTGTTTATAATTTTATGTATTTTGGCTTTGTACAGACGTTCTGTTCTGATCAGTCAAGGACGTCAACAATCTTATATTTAAGACATTTTTCCGGGGAAAGGTAAATATCTTTTTTCATTAATCTTTTTAGAACCTTCTCAGGAATTTTGGTCTTCTCAAGATACATTTGTTTTAATTTTTTCATAAACTTATCAGTAGATTTCAGTTCATGTTTAAGTTCTTGGAAATTACCCCACATCTCAGTGGAAATCTGGTGGATGAGGATATACGCATTTTTTCCCATACGCCTTTCAGCCCCACCGAGTAATACGAAAGTAGCGGCACTACAACAAGAACCTTGGGCGATGGTTATAACTTTCACGCGCGAAGTTTCGAGAACATTCATCATATTCATACCAGCAAATATACAACCACCTTCACTCATGATATGGACGCGAATCTGTGGTTCGTATCCAACCAGTTCAGCTTTCTTTTTAAGAAGTTCAATTTCAAGCTTCTTAAATTTTTCGACGAACATGAGCGCATTTTCACGGTCTACGTCACCATAGAATAGGAGTTCGTTACCGATGATCTTAACAGATTCCTCGACGGGTTCAATTTCTTCTTCCTTCGTAGACATTCTTCAATGCTTTCTTTACTCTTGTTACATCCTTCTGTTTTAAGCCATTTCCGACGGCAAGATGATTTATGACATCGAAATCTTGTGGTGTGATATTATAGTCTACTAATTTTGTTATATCACCCTTCTCTGCATAGGTCTTTAATAGGCATAATTCTTCAACTCCTAGACCCAATCTAGATTTTCTTCGAATGTCATTATATTTCTGCTTTCGCATTTTATAATTTCCTTGTTTGGTCCAACAACTACCCGGTCTTATCTTATCTTTATTGAGTGGTTCACCTAGAGACGTTTTCGGTATCGTCAGAGCATGAAGAACAAAATATGGCATGAGGTTCCAATTTCCACTCTGATAAATGTGACTGTCATATGTATCAGCAATACTGAAAGATTCAGTTGCTCTAATTAAATTCACACCTTTAGAATCTATGTAATTTTCTTGAAATATGTCCCACATATGTCCATGTTCATGTATACTATCATGAATAGGTATAGATTTAGGATCTGACAGTACTTCAGCAATAAACTCTTTGGGTGTTTTGAAATCATCCATCAAGTCATATCCATCGAGGTATGAAAAGAAGTTTCGGATATTTCCTTGGCTCTTATACGCGGCGGAATATGCATCATCTCCATTTTTATCGGTCAGTGACAAAAGTACATCTGGTTTATGTTTAGGAATAAAGACTGTTTCAAAATTGGGAAACATACACATATTCGTAGATGTTACTATTAAACATCCGCGTGTCAACCTATCACCATCAGATACCTGTTCTATGATTGGTTTAAAAATGGGTTCGTAATCTTCTATGAACACATGTTTCGTAGTTGGTTTTATGAATGGTAGAAATAGTGATTTACTCTTTAGATGTTCACTTTGTAATTCCACATATTTGAGATTTTCGAGGGCAGCTTCCAGTACATATGTTTTACCTGTACCAATCGCACCACAGATGAATACATTCTTGTTTTCTCCTATGTACTTACGAACAAGTTCTATCTGTTTACCATGAATCGTTTTTAGTGTTTTTTTCTCAACTTTTTTTTGTGGAATTGTTTTAATGAAAGAGTCCATTGATGATATTACTAATCAGGCGATAGATTTAGTACTCGAAAATGACGCACTACATAAACGTATCGTAGAACCTTTAAGAAGGAAAATTCTACCATATTTTGCATGTGGCGTTGTTATAAATTTAACTATGTTTATTTTGCTACTGTATCTTGTTCGTCGTTTATCCCTATTTCCTCATCATATTCCTCTTCCTCAATAGATCCTTCCGCTTCCACTTCCTCTTCTTCCTCGACACTATCCTTTTTGAATAACTTCCCCACTCGCTCGAGTGGTGTGTTTTTGGTTATAGCATGAAGTGGTTCTACAGTCTTTGGTCCTTTGAAATTGGGAATAGAACGCACATTTAAGATTTCTGGTTTTGTGAATATATTATCAAATGGATATTCTTTCTCGAAATCAGATAACACGTCAGAAGGCACAGCCGGTGACTGTTCAAGAAGCCTATCATATTCAGCCTTACAATCTTCTACGAATTTCAGGCCATCTTTCTTACGCTCATCTCGCGGTAAAGCTAATGCGAGGCGTATATTTCTCGACAAAAGACCGTGTGATAGTGCCGCAGTTCTGTGATTTTCCATCAATTCATTGATTTTAAGAAATTGACTGATAGTCGCGATGAGACCAGCGATCAAATTCAAACCACCTATAACCGATGGGGCAGCCGGTTGGAAACTCGGGGGTAGGGTCGACTGCGCAAAATTTGCTGTACCCGTAATAGTTGAAAGTACAATAACAGGAAGTGAAAAACGTAAACTCAATTTTTTATACAGTAAGAATGATTTATGGTGCATAAACCTGTAACACGCAGACGCCTCACCCCATTGTCTCAGTATAGTTTCATGCTGATCATTCCATACAATTTTTTCTTTTACCATTGTATAGTATAAATGAATATAATTTTCTTCCTACATGCATTTTTTATAATAGCCATACTGGTTGTTCCTTTCATGAATAACCGCGAAAACCTCGAGTTCTATTCATTACTTATTCCTTTTCTCTTCTTCCATTGGAGTGTAAATGATGACACATGCGCTCTGACTCAACTTGAAATGTCTATGACTGGTCAGGAGAAAGAGCAGACATTTATGGGGCGTCTGGTTGGCCCGATATATAAGATGGAAGATACGGACGTTAATAAAATGACGAAATCTGTATTCTTTTTACTATGGGCACTCGTGCAGTACAGAATCGGACACTTTGATTTCTTTATTAAAGAATTCAAAAAAGCTATGAAGTAATTTAAAGATATTTATGTTTACAGAACTATATGGACGTTAAGATAAAAACAGAAATTCGGAGATTGGAAGAACTTAAGAATCTTAAACACAGGGAATACATCTTCAATGTGGAACAAGTAGAGCAAAAAATCGAACAATCAAAATCTCAAATTGATCGAACAGACTCCGCGACTAAACGAGATATTTTGAAAAAACAGAAGGTGTATTACAAAGAAGAAATAAACGCGCTCGACAATGCAATTGAAAATTTTACTCAATCAGTCGACGAGAAAATTGAGGGTCTTTACAAAGTTCTCGAAGTGTGGATAGAAAAGAATAAGTTGGAGAAAGAGTCTATCGAGTACAATATCGAAAAGATACGGGATCTTATCAAAGGGGAAAATATGAACGATGTTTTCGAAATGTTTAACTCTGTTGCGAATTCACTAGAAATTATTGATAAAAAGCTCACTTCTTCTTCTCACGAATCAGCTCCTGAACCCTAGAAAACATCTCCCTGTCAGCCTTTTTGCGATTGTCTACCCGTATGATGATATACTTGAGCCTGTTGGGTATTTTAGGGCTATTACCCCTAGATCTCTTCGTGGGTTTAAGTTTACTTTTTGCCTCCTGAAGTTCCTTTTTTGTTGGCATTTTTACTATATATCGAGAAGATTTTCCTCATATATAGTAATGAAGAACAAGACAAAGAATCAAGCCTTGTGGTTGGCTCTTATTTTACTCACAGTATTTGTAGGATACATGTGGTATAATCCAAAGGTTGTCAGGGTTCCGGTACGAACCATGGTACCCGTCCCACCCAGGCCTGTGGAAACACGCCGTGAACCCGAGTTCAGAGGNCCACCNATTAAAAAATACAAACCTGGTCACATGCAACAGATGGGNATCATAACCGGTCCAAATGAAGAAACGATGCCTTTATACGGGAAGGAGGTGCGAGGTAGGAGAGATAGGTATCATTATTACACGACCACTGGTGATCATAATTTGTACCCAGTGCCATTGAGTCACAATTCGAGAGATTGTATGGAGGATATCGGCTGTCAGGAATTATACGGAAATGAAGCAGTCTCAGTTACTGGTAAAACTGGTTCATTTGAGGTTAATATGTATAGGACTGATGATTTCTTTTAAAGTTTGCACCGCCTTCGGCTATCTTCTATGACGCGACCAGAAGATAAGATGCACCCAAGTGATCCGAGAATCAATAAACCCTTGGCATAGTTGGTTTTATTGGGAACATATTTCAGCCCGATGAATAGAGATATCAGGGTGGCGAATACACTGACCGTTAATAACTTAAGATCCGTCTTGGGCATAGGTCGTCCTTCCTTGGACATGATGTTTGGGATCTTGAAAAATCCCATAATTAGGGATGTACTTATCATTGTTTACTACTATCACTCAAGAATTTTTTTTAATGTGATGAGATCGTATTCTCTACCCTGAAGACCACTGTTTTTTGACAGTCTGGCTTTCATGTTTAATAGTTCCACAATCATTTCACTATCGAGATATTGAAGAAAATCTCTCTTTTGCTCAATATCATCAAGCTGACTCCGTTCCTTCTTTGATTGAACATACGGCCACACATGTTTTCTCAGAGAGCGAAGCTCTGCTTCCATTCTCGTCATGTGAGGTAATATAACCTCGCGTATAAGTTTGTTTGTCTCGTGAAGGTCATCCTTCCATTCAGTCATAGTTTCATTATGATTTAAATTTCTAAGTCTATTATAATGATTTCCATCAGCCTCAGGAACAAAGCCAAAAAATTGGGTATTAGGGTAACTAAAGATGTCGATGGAAAACGCGTAAAATTAACAGAAAATGATATCAAGAAATTGATTTTCACTGCACTGAGAAACAAAGCCAGTAACGCCAAAAAAATCATCCGTATCTGTAAAAATGTTCTAGTAACAGCCAGCCCAAATAACAATAGGAGGGTCACTAGATCATCTTTTCAAGCTCCACCCCCACCTCCACCTCCACCTCCACCTCCACCCCCACCTCCCAGAAAGCCCGTAATAAATGTGAAGCGTGCCAAACTCATGAGTGAACTGAAAGCCACCCTCAAGAAGAGGGGGATGACAAAATAAAATCTCAATTATTAATATACGAGATGAATAATCAGGCAAACGCCAACAAGGCTAATAATAATTTCAACGCTTCTGCGGCGCTGAACAACTCCCTCAAAAATGCCGGTAATAAGAATGGCATGGGACCTGGGGGTAACAATGCGAACAAGGCTAATAACAACAAGCCTGCCAACAACAATGCCAAGCCCAACAACGGCA